AAATCGAATTGTATGAACTAAAGAATATGCTTATGGATGCAGCCTCGGAGGGTGCGTTAAGGGCATTAGTCTCGATTGGGGCTCTATCTCCAACTCTTTCAAAGCGAGAGGCATATCGGATTTATGGAGAAGGAACTGTCAAACGATGGATTGAGGAAGGCCTCCTTAATATCCGAAAAGATGGGAATAATACCTCGAAATGCCGGATATCCAGATTAGAGATAGAGGCCTTATCAAATGCTAACAACAGAATATCATATTTATCAACCGCCGAAAGGCATAACAAGAAACAGCATGGAACTAGAAGTATTACAAACGGGCGCCTTGTCCGAATTAAACAGATCAGAGATCGACATTCAGATCGCAACGGCTAAACAGTATCCGAGAGATCTCAAAAAGGTATTGGGTAATATCCGGGCCCTCGCTACTATGGACGAGGAAACGGCCGAGGATTGTTTCTACGCTCTTAAAAGAGGTTATGGTAACGATGCCTCATTGATCGAGGGGCTTTCCGTTCGTCTAGCGGAGATTTTTGCATCCAGTTGGGGAAACCTTCGTGTTCAGACTCGTATTATCGGGAATGACGGGAAAACTATCACGGCTCAGGGTGTTTGTCATGATCTCGAAACAAACGTTGCTGTATGTACCGAGGTAAAGCGCCGGATCACCAACAAGCAAGGGCAGACTTTCTCCGAGGATATGCAAGTCGTTACCGGTAACGCCGCAAGTGCGATCGCATTCCGTAACGCTATCTTTAAAGTGATTCCGAAAGCCTACACAAAGAAAGTGATCGAGGAGATCAAACAGGTAGCTCTCGGGGAGGCCAACAATCATGAAATGAAACGCCAGTCTACAATCAAGTGGTTCGAGGCCCGAGGTGTAGCATTGGACGAGATCCTCCAATATATCGAGGCCGATTGTGTCGAGAGTATCGACGCAGAGAAACTCCTTACCCTCCGGGCGACTTGTACGGCGATCAAAGAGGGAACGACGACGATACAGGAAACTTTCAAGGCGAAAAAGAACGACTCTGCCGCCTATGCAGATTCCCTAAAGAATAAAGCTACGACGGCTAATCCTCCGGCCCAACCGGAGCAAACGTCCCAGGCTTCCGATAGTCCCGCAAATAAGGCCCGTACAGCCGCAAGCAAAGCAACAATAAAGAAATAATATTATTTATCAACCGGGAGGAGCGATCCTCCCACAATCGCAACAACATTATGGATACAAACAAAGTAAATCAGAATGAACAGACACCCGAATTATCGGAGTTTTTGAATGAGGCCCGTCAAAAGGCAAAAGAATTGTTAGACCTCGTGCCGGTAGGAAGTAGAGAGGTTGGGATTATTGTTATCGCTGCTGAAAACATTGATAACGGGAAAAAAAACAATGTGACTAGTGTTGTCGCTATAAATGGTTATGGCGAGGTATTAAAGAACGGGATCCGCTCCGCTTTGGATAACAAAGAGCAACCTTTCAAATCGCTAGTTTTGGCGGCTATGAAAGAGGAATTAGTTGAACGATTAATAACAAATGACTAGGAGGTACAATTATGAAATATCTAGCAACCGCAAAGCCTATTAAGATCGAGAACGTATCACACGATCAATGGCTCGAAAACAGAAAGTCGGGGATCGGATCCTCGGAGATCGCTACGATCGTAGGACTCAACCCGTATGAGACTCCTTATCAACTTTGGTTAAGAAAAACAGGACAGGTTCCACCGAAAGAGGAAAACTTCTTTATGAAAGCCGGTCACTACCTCGAGGATGCCGTCGCTCGCTTCTACGAGGACGAGAGCGGCCGTAAAGTAATCAACCGTTCCGCCGCAGAGGATATTTACGTACACCCTAACTTTGAGTGGGCCCGGGTATCTCCCGACCGTATGTTTTGGAGAGACGCTAAAAGATCCGGGGATAATAAAGGTATCCTCGAATGTAAGACTACTCAAATGAGCGTCGATGGAGATAACCTCCCTCCGTATTGGTTTACTCAAGTCCAGTATCAATTGGGCGTAATGGCCCGGGAAAACGGTTCTCTTGCATGGCTATCGGCCGGACGATCTTTCGATTACCGGGATATAGTTCTTGTTCCGGATTATTTCGAGTGGCTCATGGAAGAGGGAGAAAAGTTCTATATCGACAATATCCTCGGAGGAAATGAACCCTCGTTATCCAATGCGGACGATGTACTCCTCAAATATCCGACTCATACCGCCGGGTCTTTTGTCGAGGCTCCCGGAGATCTTGCTAACGAGATCGAGAGCCTTAAAAAGATCAAGGCGAAAATAAAGGAGCTCGAGGGGGAAAAGGACCGTATCGAGGATGCGGTTAAATTGACGATCGGAGAGGCTGAGTCTCTTAATTTTTGCGGGGCCGTACTCGCCACCTACAAAGCTCCCAAAGCCGGTACGAAGTTCGACGAGAAAGCCTTCAAATCGGCTCATTCGGATTTATATAGTGAATACTCGAAAGAGGTTCAAGGGGCACGCCGCCTCTTGATTAAATAGAGGCTATATGTATGTATCAGTTATCGAACAAAAACCGAGAGGCGATCCTGGATTACCTCTCGATTCTAAAGGAAAAGATCCAGCCACCTCCCGGAGAAAGGCTGAATAATAATGAATACAATTTTGATAGAAGATTGTCGATATTTATTAAAAAGATACACCGATTAAAACAAATAAAATGATGCACAATTGGTTTCAATGTAATGTTAATTTCGAGAAAATGCTCGAAAACGGAATGCAAAAAAAAGTAACGGAACCTTACCTCGTAGATGCACTTTCTTTTACAGAAGCAGAGGCAAGAATTATCGAAGAAATTCGCCCGTTTATTACCGGAGAATTTACAGTTTCCGATATAAAAAGAGCTCGTCTTTCTGAGATATTTTTCAACGAAAAAGGAGATCGTTACTATAAGGCTAAAGTTTACTTTATTACGCTTGATGAGAAGAGCGGAGCGGAGAAAAGAACGGCCGCACAAATGCTCTCCCAGGCTTGCACGCTGAAAGAGGCTATTGCCGTCCTCGAGGAGGGTATGAAAGGCACGATGGCCGATTATAGGATCGCCTCCGTTACGGAGACTCAGCTTATGGATATTTTCCCGTTTGACGCTAGTCAGGTCCTGGCCGAGAAGGAGGAGAAAGTCGCAGGGAAAGAAAACTAATTTAACCGGCGGAGGGCTCCGGTCCTCTTCCAAAAAATTACAGAGATATGGCTTATCGCTTTACGGATACAGGCAAATGGTCGGATAGTTGGTTTATCGAACTCAGTCCTACCGCAAAATTACTATTCATGTACATTTGTGATAATTGCGACGTTGCGGGATTTTTTGAGATCTCACCTAGAAAGATCGCTTTTGATACGGGTATAGATACAAGGGGCTTGCAAGAGGCTTTGAAGGAGCTTGCAAGGGGCTTGATTTATAGCCACGACGGAACAATCGTTTTCTTGAAGAACTTTGTTAAGCATCAAAAGAATATCCCACTAAATCACGCAAATAAAGCGCATAGGGGCGTTATTAAGCGTCTGAAACTGTATGCGGATAAGTTTGATTTGAAACTGTTGAGCGAAGCGATAAAGGACGATGTTTTGGCCTTATTCGATGTCGATTACATAGAGGGCAAAAATGAAGAAAAAACAGAAGAAAAACCCGAAGGGGCTTTAAAGGGGGATAGAAGCCCCTTCGAAGGGGCTACAAAGGGGCTAGCAAGCCCCACAGGTATAGGTAAAGGTAAACCTTTCCCTTCTTTCTCTCTTAATAAGGCTAACTCTATAGGAGAGAATATAGGGGGTATGGGGGAAAAAGGAGAGGAGGAAAAAAATCAAACGCCTGTTTCCGGCTTTTCTGATCCTAATTCGGAAGAAACTCCCGCCGAAGTCGTTGAGGCTGTCGAGGAGGTAGACCCGTTTACGGATTTCGAGGAGTGGATAGACAAAAACGCTCCCCGGGTCGCAAAGATGAAAGAGCCCTTTACCCGGAAAGAGTACGAGCGCCTTTTTGCGGAGTATTCCCCGGAAGATATTTACGCCACGATCGGAGCCATGCACAACTGGACTCCTCTCACGAAGAAAAACCAATCCGCAAACCTTACGTGTCGGGATTGGCTACGGAGAGATAACAAGGGGCCGACAAAGGAGAGTGAGACGCAACCGGGATCAAAAGGGCGTGAAAAGCAAAAAGGCTACCTCGACCGGATGAACGACGCAATAACGGGAGCATTGGCGAAAGACGACGGAAAATTTAAACTCTAGGTATCATGGACGATTTAACGGCAATCAAAGAGGCGCTTTCAACTCCTCGGATCAAAGACATAAAGCCTGTCGAGTTATACAACCAGCTTGTTACCTCAATCGGTTTCGTTTTTGCCCTTAAATCGACGGAAACCGATCCGGACAAAGTGCAATTCATGGCTAGGGAGCTCGCAAAGGCTGTTCTCGTTCGATTTCCGGGACTTTCTATAGGCGAGATAGGTATTTCCTTAGACAAGGGCGTAAAACGCGACTACGGCGATTATTTCGGCCTAAACGTCGTTACCTTTTTGGACTGGATCCGGAGTTATTACTACTCAGCGGAGCGAAAAGAGGCCTTAGCACAAAAAAAAGTCTTGGCATTACCTCCCGTATCCGCTCCTAGTTCCGAGACGCTGGAAAGGAGGAGACGAGGTAACGCTTGTTTAACTTTTGAGAAATTCCGACAAAGCAAATGCCTGATAGGAGATCCGACTTTCTTGTATGCCTATCTCGAGGATAAAGGGATAATCGATCTCTCACGTTCGGAGAAGCTCGAAATTTACGAGGAAGCGAAGAGGAAAGTAACAGGGATGAAGTCCAACGAGAGGATAGAAACACGGTCGGATAAAATCACAAATCAGGCGATTGATTCATACGACGATATTGTCCGGTTTCGGATTGGGAACGATTTTAAAAGCCGAGCGGTAGCAGAAGCGAAAAGGATCTCTATTGTCCGGTTATTCAATAGGCTAATTTCAGAAAATAAAACTATAAACGATTTACTACAATGAGCAGCAACAACAAAAAAAATGAGACAAGTTCAATCGACTTAAAAAATGAAATTAGAACTTTTAATTTCGGAAGAGTTTCCGGTCTGAATAAGGCCGAAGTTATTAACAAGTTTTCTTCGGCAAATGAGGAAATAAAAAATCTCAATCTCCGACCGGTTAATCCGCTGAAATGGGCTCCGTATTGGATGCCTCCCTTTTTCCGGATCTTGATCGAGATAATCATGGTTCTTACCTGTAGGGCTATATACGTCCAAAAGGACCGGGTTAACTCCTTGTTGGTAAAGACCGCTAAAAAACTTTGGTTCGCAATGATTTATCAGAACGATTTGCACGAAATGAACGCATTGAAAACAAACGAGATAGTTCAAAAGCGAAAAGAGTTTGTAACCTCATTCCTAAAGGATATAAAGATTCGTTTCGAGAGAGGAGACAAAAGAGTCTCCGAGATTATGAGAATCGCTCTCGAGAACGGTATCAGTTGGAAAAATCAGGAGATAGAGACAGCCGGAGATTATTTCCCCGCTAATGGCTATCTATACGTTTGGCAATCGGAAAAAGACGGGAACCTTTATTTCGCTCACGGAGGGAGTAAGCAATATTTCGAGCGGTCCGGCGAAAAGGAGGTTTCAGTCGATACCATCCTCACGGCTTACGCTATGTTGAACAGAGTATTAACCAATATCGAAAAGAAGTATGCCACGGAAACCCAAAGATAAGAGCAACGAGTATGGTTTTGGATCCAAACCGGAGCGGAACGCAAAGGAGGGAGCCATATTCGTAGAGGAAACGCTTAATGCCCGGGATAAGGCTCTCCGGTTGCTTGAAGAGGTTAAGAAAAGGGACGAGAGCAAGGTCCCGGTTCAGGTTAAGCCGGGAACATGGATCTTGATCCCTGTAGGAGCTAATAAAGCGAACGTTATCAAGCGTTTTAAAGAAAAAATAGGAATTAAAGATTAACAGGAATGAGACATGCATCGCTATTCTCCGGTATAGGAGGCTTTGATTTGGCGGCTGAATGGATGGGATGGGAAAACGTCTTTCATTGTGAGATCAATCCTTGGTGTCAAAAGGTGCTAAAATATCATTTCCCAAATTCAAAACAGTATGACGATATTACAAAAACAGATTTCTCCTGTTGGAGAGGAGAGATCGATATACTCACAGGTGGATTCCCTTGCCAACCCTTTAGCGTCGCAGGATCTCGAAAAGGAAAAGACGACGACCGTTATCTCTGGCCGGAGATGCTTCGAGCAATACGAGAGATACAACCGGGTTGGGTTGTCGGTGAAAATGTTGCTGGAATCCTCTCAATGGTACAACCCGGTAATGAAATTACAATGGAAAGTCAAGCCTCTTTGTTTGAAACGTCTGACAAGGAAACGATACTCGAACAAGAGTACGTTATCGAGACCGTATGCCGAGATCTTGAGCGTGAGGGATATTCCGTCCAGCCGGTTGTTATTCCGGCTTGTTCCGTCGGTGCGCCTCATAGGAGGGATCGGGTTTGGTTTATTGCCAACCGTACAAACTCAAGGATTGAAAACTTGCAGAAATGGCAAAACTGTATTTGCGGATTTGAGTCTCCTTCCTACGCCTCAAGCGAGAGATTGGAAAGGTATATCAATTGCGGAAGGCAAAAGAATGAGAGGAGAGAAAACCTCTTTTGGATCAACTCTGCCGGATTTGGTAAGAAGAGTGACTGGGAAGACTTCCCAACTCAATCCCCTGTTTGTAGCCGAGATGATGGGATTTCCTCCCGATTGGACGGTATCTCCTTTTGTAGATGGAGAGAAGAGTCAATAAAAGCCTATGGAAATGCGATAGTCCCACAGGTCGCATTTGAAATTTATAAAGCAATACAAACTATAAATCAATTGTAATTATGCAATCGCAACAACAAACAAAGAAGAACAAAGTCTCCGTACGGTTTAACCGGAGACAGCAACGAGCCGTAAAAGCGAAAGAAAAGGCTCAGGAGGCCGTAAGTATTTACGACGAGTACCAACAACGTGTACAGGCAAGGGAAAAGGCTGTCGATAGTATTTTTAATGAACATAGAGCTCTTATTATCGCTTCGACCTATAATATCCTATTTTCTATTAAGATCGCAGCTAACGCAGTCTATAACCTGCCCGAGAGCTTGGAGGAGGACGGACTCTTTAAGCAAAACATCAAGGGAAAGACAAAAGCCCTTATTAATGCTACGAAGAATTTCGAGAGAATGACTTACTCCGTCTATGGAGATAAGGCAAAGTTCCTCGAGGAGTCTGTCGGCCGGATCGTCGACGAGATCAATCTCGATATAGAGAAAATCTTTTGGTCTATTAAGCAATACCTCGATAAGAACCGTATCGAAAGATCTACGGCGATCTCCCGTATAGAGCAAGCTCGGGCCTTAATTGGTTTATCAGTCGAGATTCATAAGGCCCGGATCCGGAAACTACACTCTATTAACCCGGATCTCCCATCTATGGCATATCTCCGTATGGATAAGCCTTTAAAGTTTATCGACGATCTCTCTCAGGAGCTTTGTCGGGGTATTGGCAAGGTCGTAAACCTGAACGACGATGCAAATTGTCGGCTTTCTGTCGCTGTCCTGGATCAAAAACTAGCAGACGAGGAACGTATCGCAAGAGCAATAGAACTAACGATTTAGACTTTGATAAAATGGAACACAGCGAGGTTAAAGTACTCTTTTGTCTAGTTATATTCTCCGTATTGGCTTTTATCCTTTGTTGGGTGAGCCGTACGGAGGCCCTACTAATGATAATAGCGGATATTTTGTCTTATATCTTACTTGTAATGAATCGAATATATAATACGATAAAAAAATGAAACCGACTGAATTTAAAGAGCAAAACACCGTATTTGGAGAGGGACAAAAGGAGTACCTCCCTCTCCCAGTTTATCTTGACGATGGGCCTTACGGTCATGTCGTTAGTTATTGGAAACTCTCGATTAAGGAAAGGTTCCTAGTCTTATTGTATGGGCGTGTTTGGTTGTCTCAAATGTGCTTCCATAAACCTTTGCAACCTCAATTAGTGGCGGCGGATAAATATGAGATATTCAATAAACCCGAAGGGGCTTTAAAGGGGCTTGCTAGGTCCTTCGTTGGGGCTTGCAAGGGGCTATCAAGGGGCTTCAAAGGGGCTTTGAAAAAATTATCAACAAAAATATATGCCTTATGTATGGAATGGTAAGATCCTGCAAGTATTGTGCAGACAACAGCCGGTGCGACTACCGTAAAACAGTTCAGGAAGTATTCAAGACGTTACGACTTGAAGCTACAGCAGTAATCAATTGCAAACGAGTACGGCCCTATTATGAGATCGGAGATTCAATCGTCTTTCTAGCATGGAAAGGAACCGGAGAGGTCCCGGAAGATGATAAGGAGGTTATTTGCGGAACTCTCGTTGATCTATTGAAAGATCGTAACGGGCATGCTCGTACATACGTCGTGAAGGTTCCCCGCTATAACAGCGAGTACTTTGTCGATGGAGATAACCGGTATTGGCTCGATCCTTCGGAGGCCTTAAAGCAATATCCCGAGAGTGAACTTACTTCAAATGAAATTCTAGTTTTTGTCAAGTATATGAATATTCAGAGGAAAGATGAGGTCGAGTAATAGAAAGCCGGAGCCGACGGCCGACCTTTTTACGAGGTTGGTTAAATCGGATCTCCGGCTCGAGTGTGTCAAAGAGCTACGGTTTTTTCCTACTCGCCGATGGCGCTTTGATTATGCAATACCAGAGGTTAAGATCGCTATAGAAGTTGAGGGAGGAGTCTATACACAAGGGAGACACACCCGGCCGATAGGCTTTCTCGGCGATATGGAGAAATACAATACGGCGACCTCCCTCGGTTGGAGGTTACTCCGGGTAACGCCGGATACACTTTTATCTCGTGCAACGTTGGACCTGATCCGGTCAACGGTGGAAAATATGTAATTTTTTTACTTATGATTGTGTCTATTAGACTCAATTTTGTACCTTTGTGAACAAAGAAAAGCCTATGAAAACAAAACAATTGCACATTACTAGAATACGTGTCAACGAAGATAATCCGAGGCAAATCAAAGAGGAGCGATTTAATAAACTGATCTCCTCTTTAGTCGTATTTCCTAAAATGTTGGAGTTACGTCCGATTACTGTCGATAAGGACATAATCGCACTTGGCGGAAATATGCGTTTCCGGGGCCTCATGGCTATTTTGGATATGTCCGTTAACGAGATTAGGGATATAATCGAAAAGTCCCGGAAAATGATTAATAAACCTCAATCCGAGCGTGACGCATTACTCGAGTATTGGCTTGACTGGAAAAAAGATCCTGTCGTTGAGGTCGGGGATGCATCGGATCTAACCGAGGAGGAGCGCCGGGAATTTATCGCAAAGGATAATATCGAATATGGAGAATGGGATAATGACGAACTGGCGAATAAGTGGGACAATGAGGATCTTATCGAATGGGGAGTCGATGTCTGGTCCGATGATAGCGATTACTCGGAGAAAAACAAGGAGATCAACGTTGGGGATATTAGCGACGAGGTAACGCTAAAATTGAAGTATTCGGAAGGTGTCTATAACCGGGTAAAGGCGAAACTCTCTGAGCTTGCCGGTACACCGGAGGAGGCCCTCCTTAAATTGCTAGGACTATGAACCGAGTAAGGCCTTTTTCATTTGATACGATCGGCGATTTTGACAATCATATTTCCGGATCGATTACAGGCTATGAGGTATTACACTCATTGATTGTAAATCTCTCCTCTTTTTTTATCAAGTCCGGGACGGTTCCGATCGATTTAGGTTGTACCTCCGGAAAGTTAGTAAAGGCAATCCGGGAGAGATACGGGTGTAATGCGATTGGTTACGACTTGCTCGATACAAATTTCCTCCCTGGGCTCGACCTCCGGAGGCAGGACATTACGGATCCTAATTTTAGTCTACCGCCGTCCAACCTGATTTATTCGATTTTCACTTTGCAGTTTATCGATGTAAATAAACGGTTCGATCTCCTTCGGAAAATATACGACTCACTCGGTCGAAATGGGGCTTTTATCTTTTGTGAGAAAGAGATCGCTCATAATGGACTCGTTCAGGAGGTTTTTACTTTCTCGAACTACTCAAACAAACTCAAACAGTTCACACCGGAAGAGATCCTCTCTAAAGAGTACGACCTTCGTAAGATAATGACCTGTTTGGAGACTTCTGATAATAACGAAATGCTTATCGGTGCGGGCTTTCGCATTGTTGAGCCATTTTTTCAATCACTTAATTTCAAAGGCTATTTATGTTTAAAGTAACAGAAAACATATTCCCACTTGAATGGAGGCTTTCGGATCCTCTCGTCGTCCCGTATCACGGTAAAAAGGTGTTCGGGACATTCGTATGTGGGGGAGGTAGTACGATGGGGTACAAGTTGGCCGGTTACGATCACCTCGGAGGGGTTGAGTTTACCGAGCACTACTCGAGGGTGTATCGGGCAAATCATCACCCGAAATATTTTTACGAGGAGGATATACGAGAGTTCAACAAACGGACGGACCTCCCGGCTGAATTGTATCAACTGGATCTACTCGACGGATCTCCTCCCTGTGCTGCCTTTTCTACCTCCGGAGCCCGGGAAAGACTTTGGGGAAAGGTCTCGGAGTACGAAGGGAAAAAGCAGGTTAAGGACGATCTAGTCTACGTTTATGCCGAAACAATAGAGAAGCTCCGGCCGAAAGTATTCCTCTTAGAGAACGTCTCAGGACTGGCGAAAGGGAACGCAAAGGTTTATTTGAAAAACGTCGTAAACCGGTTATCCTCGGATTACACAATACAAGTTTTTCTTTTGTATGCCGCATCTATGGGGATCCCGCAGATCCGGAACCGTATTTTCATTATTGGACTACGGAAAGATTATAATCTCCCGGCGCTTGATATGTCTTTCGCTTGCCCTCAGGTAAATTTCGATATAACCCGGAAGTATTGGAACCATCCTAGTAACTCCGAGTACAGTATCGAAAAATATGCTATCGGTCCGGAATGGGATAACGTGAAAGTAGGAGAGAAGTCGAGCCGGTTTTTTAATCTCCACAAGCCGCACCCGGGTAAACCTTGCTTTACGATAACGGAGTCCTCGAGCGGATTGTCTACGGCCTCGGTTGTTCATCCTTTCCAAAAGAGAAAGCTCAACGGGGAGGAGGTCCGGCTCCTTTGTACGTTCCCGTTGGATTATGATTTTCTCGATCAGATACCCGTAACGGTCATGGGGAGGTCTGTCCTTCCGGTAATGATGGCAAATATTAGCCATCAGATTTATTTACAATGGTTATCGAAGATCGATTGATATGCAAGGAGGAGAAAAACAACAGGCTTATGAGTCACGTCGCAAGCAAAAGGAGGCCCGGCTCGTAATCGTTTCGGAATTATATTCGAAAGGAAAGAGTTTCCGGGAAATACGGTCTGAGGTTATCCGTCGGCTGGATTTGGGCTCGTATAGCCTTAAAACAGTTCATGATGATATAGAAACGCTCCTCAAACAGTGGCGGTCTGAAAGGCTCGATAAGACGGATCAAGCGGTTACTCTCTTTCTCGAGCGCAATCGGCAGCATTATGAGGAGGCCCGGCTCGAGTGGGATCGATCTCGAAAGGATCGCTACCGGACCGATACGAAACGCAAAGGAGTCCCTATCGGTAAAAAGGGGGGAAAAGGGGATACTGATAACCCGGCCGATATTATTACCGTAATGCGTGAGGAGAAAAAGATTCAGGAGCTAGGAGAGGGAGATCCTCGCTATATGGAACTCATGCTTAAATGCGAGGAACAAAGGGCTAAACTTCTTGGGCTTTATGCTCCGGAACATAGGATCTTAACCGGCGAGAATGGCTCTCCGTTGGTTCCCGGTTCTTCTGATATAGATATAGACAAACTAACACCGGAAGAAAAGGCCGAGTTATTGAAGTTAGCCCGGAAAGTAGAGTAAATGAAAAGGATAGGAAAATCGACTGATGTATTAGGTTTGCTTACAAAAGTAGAAAGAGAGGCCTGTATTGCTTCCCTTTTTGAGTTTGTACAATCTTTTTGGTCGGTTATAATTCCGGAGGAGCCCGAATATAATTGGCATATCCCGTACTTATGTGAAGAGCTTGAAATCCTTGCTAAATATATCATAAACCGGGAGAAAAAACCTTATGATCTTATTATCAATATCCCTCCAGGGACAACGAAATCGACGATCGTAACGATTATGTTCCCGGCATGGCTTTGGACGCAAGATCCGACGATCAGGATTATTACAAATTCCTATTCGGCAGACCTATCGACCGAGCATGCGATTAAGAGTCGTGATATAATAACCTCAGATAAATATCGGCGTTTGTTTCCGGAGGTTGCCTTACGCCGGGATAAGTCGGGTAAAGAGAACTACGAGAATACAAAAAAAGGGGCAAGATACACAACATCAACTGGTGGAACTATCACTGGAAAGCATGCGCATGTTATTATTAACGACGATCCTCTCAACCCTGCACAGGCCTATTCTGCAACAATGAGAGAGACCGCTAACGAGCATACAAAAACGCTTTCTTCTCGTAAGGTCAATAAAAAGAATACTCCGACAATAACGATTATGCAACGGCTCCATGAAAAAGACGTAACAGGTTATTTGCTAGAAAAGAAGGGGGCAAATATCCGGCATATCTGTTTACCGGCTGAGGATTGCAAAGACGTAAAACCGGTAGAACTCCGGGATTATTACAAAGAAGGGTTATTGGATTCGGCTCGACTTAATAGAGAGGTTCTCGACGAGGCAAAGGTTGATCTCGGATCCCGTGGGTATTCCGGCCAATACGGACAAAATCCGGTGGCTGACGGTGGTAACATCATTAAAAAGGAATGGTTTCGCAAAATCTCGAGAGCCGAGTTTGAACGACTCCGGCAATACGAGCCGATCCATTTCTTTTGTGATACGGCTTACACCGATAAAGAGGAGAACGATCCTACGGGTATTATCGGTGTATGTAAGATCGGATTTGATATTTATGTTGTCTGTGGAAAAAAGGTCAACCTTGATTTTCCGGATCTACTCGCTTGGCTACCTAAATGGATCCTAGAGAACGGTTATACGTCTGATAGTACGCTCCGGATTGAGCCGAAAGCCTCGGGATTGTCTGTCATCCAGTCGATCGAAAGGAATACTGGTATCAATGTAACGAGAACGCCGACTCCTACAGATAGCAAAGAGGTACGTTTGAATGCGGCCTCCCCTACTATCGAATGCGGTCGGGTTTATGTGATCGACGATTATTTCGCCGGTGAGTTTATCGAGGAAATTTGCGGTTTCCCGGCAAAGCCTCACGACGAATATGTCGATGTACTATGCTATGCAATAGATTATTATAACAACAAAGAGGACGGAGCACAAGACGACCTCGGAGATTATTTCGATTAAAAATATAAGCTATGGATTTATCAAAAGTATTAGAAGGTAAAACACCAGCTCAACAGGTTACAACATTAAAAAGTCGTCGTAACTGTGCGCCCGCTCCCAATGTAAAGAAACTGTCCGCTCAATATAATCCGGACGGACATAAGATCAATGACCGGATCTATCGACCGGATAAGGCAATAAAGGAGGAGCGGACGATCATTGTCGGCGGAGAAAAGAAAACAGAGAAAATAACTGTTCGTTACGAAGAGGTGAACAGGGCAGTTATCGCCTTGCAAAAAAAGATCGTGTCCTCTGCTGTTTCATTCCTTTTTGCAAACCCGGTAACATTATCAGCCGGAAAGGATAAGAAATCGAAGGAGATCCTTAAAATTATCGATCTGATCTTTACAAAGAATAAGATTAATAGTTTTAACCGTCGCCTGGCCCGGGCTGTTTTTTCCTACAAAGAAGCGGCAGAGTATTGGTATCCGATTACATTGTCGATCCCGAATAATGAATACGGGTTTGAGTCAAGACACAAGCTACGGTCGGTTATTTGGTCTCCGGGAAAGGGTGACGAGTTATATCCTCTTTTTGACGAGCACGGGGATATGATCGCTTTTTCTCGCCAATACTATACGGACGATGAGCAAGGCAAGGAACATGCCTATTTTGACACCTATACGGCCGATTATTTCCTTCATTACGAAAAGGCCGGGGGTGGTCAATGGGAGCAAATCGGGGAGGCTATCGAAAACCCAATAGGTAAGATCCCGGTCGTTTATGTATCACAGGAACAAACCGAGTGGGAAGATGTTCAGCCTCTTATCGAAAGGCTGGAAAAGGCCCTCTCTAATGCCGGTGATACGAATGATTATCACTCGTCACCCAAAATATTTGTAAATGGTCGGGTTAAGGGCTGGTCTAAGAAAGGGGAGAGCGGAGCGGTAATCGAAGGGGAAAAGGATACGAAAGCGGAATATCTATCATGGGATCATGCTCCGGAAGGTGTTAAGTTCGAATTTGAGGTATTACTTCGCTTAATCTACTCTTTGACTCAGACTCCGGATATATCTTTCGAGTCGGTGAAAGGCCTCGGCAATATTTCCGGCGTTGCCCTCAAACTTTTATTCATGGACGCTCACCTCAAATGTTACGATAAGATCGAGACTTTCGAGGACGTGATTCTACGGCGTTTATCGATCGTTAGATCTTATATAGGGGTAATGAACAATTCACTCAAAAAGAGCGCAGAGGAGGTTAATATTAAACCGAAATTCACTCCGTTTATGATCGATGATAAAAAGGAATGGGTTGAAACTCTCGTTACGGCTAACGGAGGACGGCCGGTTGTTTCTCAAAAGAGATCTGTCGAGCTCGCCGATCTATCAAATGATCCGGAGGCGGAATATAATCAGATTGTCGAAGAGATGGAGAAAGAACAAACTTATGACGTTTACGGGCAGGCAATGTAATAAATAATCATGGCGAAGAAAAGCAAAACGGAACGAGAGTATTATCTCGAGCATTTGATCCGGTCTACGCAGTTCGGAGGCTATGTCACACGCATATATGACAAATACGTAGAAGAGTTTGCCAAACTTGCGGGATCCGCCTCCTACGATCCGGAGAAGATCTTTTCTTTTGATGATTATCCGGAGACAAAGGAAAGAGTCGGCCGGCTCATGACAAAGATCTCCGGGGAGGTCGTCGCTTATATAAATCGGGGAACCCGACAGGAGTGGGAAGAGTCTCAAAAGAAAAATGATTTACTCGTTGACCGGATTTGGAGTAAGTCGGGGTTACTCTCTAAAAAGCAGTTAGAACGATATTATAATCATAATCTTGAGGCCCTAGATCAGTTTCAAAATAGAAAGATAAACGGGTTAGGCCTTTCGGATCGTATTTGGAAATGTACCGGCCAATATAAAGCGGAGATCGAACTAGGGATCGATGTGGCTCTCGGAGAGGGGAGGTCGGCGGCTCATCTTTCCCGTGACCTCCGTTCCTTCCTGCAGAAACCGGAAAAACTTTTCCGGCGTGTCCGGGATAAGAGAGGAAACTTACAATTATCGAAAGCGGCCGAGGCCTATCATCCGGGACGGGGTATGTATAGATCAAGCTATAAAAACGCTATGCGTGTAGCTAGGACCGAGCCAAATATGGCATATAGAGCCGCCGATCAAAGTCGATGGAACTCTCTCCCTTTCGTTGTCGGCTTTGAGGTCAAGCTCTCGAATAATCATCCCTGTAACGATATTTGCGACACCCTAGCCGGTAGGTATCCAAAAGACTTTGTTTTTCGGGGTTGGCATCCTCATTGCCGATGCTATATCGTTTCCATACTGGCGGACGATAAAGAGATCGACGGCCTTCTTGATAAGATACTAGATGGTGAGTATCCGGATGAAATCGATTCAGTAAATAAAATTACTGATGTACCCGAAGGTTTCGACGATTGGGTAAAAGAAAATGCTGATAGGGCTAAAGGATGGAGTTCTACTCCGTACTGGATCCGGGACAATTTTAAAGAAGGGAATCTCTCAAAGGGGCTTATTCTCCGGAATAAAGTTCCGAGCTCGGCTCAAGGGGTTGTTAATCCAGAGATAGTAAAGCCGGTTGTTACTCCAAAAGAGTATATATCTCCTATGTGTCCGCCAGAGTTTCAGAAATGGCCGCAAAAGATCGATCATACGTTTTACGATCTATTGGAGTCGCCGCCTAAAGTTACACATTCGCCTAAAGGATCCTATCAGTCAGGAGGGACGGTTAATATTGATCTTGGCGTTCGTTTCAAAGAGAGCAATGTACACCAATCACAAATTATATATCATGAAGTGGGTCATTTGATACACTCTCAACGGTATAATTATCGGAGTCAAGCTGTCCGAGATACAATGGAACGCATGAGATCCGCTTTACGTAAAAAAGTAAATGGTGTAAATAGTGCCGGATACGTGAAGGCTGAAAAAGTTATTTCCAAGTGGGATAAATTTCGGTCGGGTAAATACTCGTACGATCCGATACAGGGGAAATATTTTAGGATCGGCCAGATCTCGGACGAAAGACTCAAACGAATTGCCGGTTTCTCTTTGAAGGATTTAGCGGAATATACCAGTTCGGCGGCCGATACCCTTATGTCGCTCAATGTAAACTATGGATACGGACATACAAAGGCCTATTTTAAAAGTGCTAAACACATGCCTGAAACGGAGTTCCTTTCGCATTGCTTTGAGTGTTATTATGGCGGTAATCCGATAATGAAAAAGGCTTTTCCGGATTTATACAACGAAATGATAAAACTTGTTGATATGATCAAGGAAGAGGTAAAGTCTGGAAAGTATAAAGAACGGCGTTGGTTTTAAATAAGAGGGGGATACTCCTCTTATTTTGTTGAAAATGTCTATCTTTGTTGAAATTGATATAAATATATAAATTATGAATTGCTTTACTTTAGAGAGTCCTATAATATTAGCTAGGGATGATCGCAAAGATAGATATCTTTTATTTGCAAAAGCGGATTGCGGGGGCCTTTATAACCAAACTACTAAACTTGGTTTTGAAATACCTTTGAAATTGTCGTTTGTTGATTGGGTTGATATACGGTTTGGCAAACCTTTACTTGATTTTAATTATTTATTTGATCGAAATTTTATTCCTATGATTGCTGATTTAGAGGTTACCTTAGGGTTATGTTCAAGGCTAGGAGAACGTTTGTTTCAAGAATTGATTTCATTGAATGATAGTCTCAAAAAACTTCCAGTTGCCCAAAAATATCTGGCGAAAACCAAAGAAGATGGTACTCCCAAAATTGTATATGAGAAAATGGACTTTATGAGGCACAGGGATCTATTGAGTGAGATATTGAAATCAAAGGAATTGGAAGGGAAAAAAGAACTTGAAAATTTATATTCACTACCTGATGTTCGTAAAACTTTACATAAGTTTGTTGAAGATCGTAATAAATATACACATGGTATTTTGCATTATAATGCAAGAATGAAAATAACTGTCTTGGAATTTAAAGAAAATAATAATGGTAAAGTGTTGGATATATACGCAAGACTAGATCAATCCATATTAGTCTCATATATTAATTGTTATAACTTCTTATCTTCTTTTTTGGAAAAAATAAAAGAGCTACAGAAGGGAGCTACCCCTTCTGTAAGTCAATAGATAAAATTTGATCACATCCAGTTCCATATTTAATAACGATCTTTTTCCCTTCTATCTCGGCTTTTTCAAGTAAGGGAAAAAGATCCTCCCCGATGTGATTGTATGCCGCTTGAAGCTTGCGGGCATACTCTCGTTTTTCTTCTACTTTGGAGAAAAGTTCAATCTCGCAATACTTGATATAAAGATCCTGTCCTGTCATTATTTCTGTCGCCTCCTTACGATTTTTGTTTTGTGAATTGTTAAACGTTCTGTTTTTACAGGGTTTCCGGAGGATATACGGCCCCAAACGCTCCGGATTGGAACTCCGATAGCCGCCTCTCCCAATGTATCGAAAATAGCCTTTATTGAGCCAAATGCGAGAGGAGGCTCCGTCCCCTGTTTTTTAGTTACAACAAATATAGTTTCATTTCTCATAGGAATCAAAATAATTTAGGCTCTTGCCTTTCGGCTAATAGCTTATTTACTCTTTCGATCTCGTCGTCTACAACCTTTTCAAGCTGCTTGCTTTCCTTCAAAGCTCCATGCGCCCTCGTGCGGAAATATTCCTTTTGCTTGTCTCTTAGCTTTACTACGAGGCGGAAAAATTGTTGAGCGTCCATAAAGTTAGAATAATTTAAGTTGAATATTACCGCTTTTGACGGTTTTATTATATACTGGGCATTCCTTCCGGTAAAAACAAAATCCGGCCTTTGCTTCGTTGAACCGTTCTCCCCAAAGATCGGAGTATCTATCGGGATCCAAATTCCCGACAGTTCGATCCCGATCTAAAAAGGAGGCTAGCCGCATACAAAAGAAACTGTTTTCTTTACTTCCGACCTCGAAGGTGTATATATTGTCACCCTTACTCATTATTTTTTTAATTATATTTTTATCTTTGCAGTCAGATTATCCATATTACTACAAGATGAGTTATTTATTAACTTAACCATGATGTTTCTATGTTAGAATCATTTATTGGGAGCCTATTGGCTGGCGTATTGCTCCTCTTAATTGAGGAATTACAAAAGAGATTACGTAAATAGTAAGAAGATTAAT